AGTCAGATTGGACAGACCGCCGGTGATAAAATCTGTTGCACTTGCAGCCAACGGGGTATTACTCACTGCGGCACGTAAACCGTATTTTATCGGATTGACGATACGATGATCTGCAACACGGGCACCGGACTCGATAGCATAATTTGTGACATCCACAGATAATTCGAGATTATCCTCAAAAACTGCTTCAAATGATAAGGCTCCAAACGTTGGGCCACCTTTAGCAGTAAATAAACTGATCACACTCATAATTATTTCACCGTGGTTGATGTGATGTCTTGGATAGCCTGGCGGTTCTGGTCAGTGGTGAAACTGATCACCCGTTCATCAATCACCCTCCCATCCATTTGCAGCGTGACAGGCGACGGTGTGATGGTGATGCTTTGACTTGTTCCGGTTACATACGGGTTAAGCGTGATCGGTGCAACTTGAGCAGGCGCAACGGGCCCACTGTTACCCCACCAGCTATCACGCTGCCATCCCGCTTTTCCCGCTTCATCCTCTCCGAGCCATCCTGCTTGTGTCGGCATAAATCCGGTAGCGTTAAAAATACCCTGACTGATAGTTTTATCAACGTCCGCATAACCAGGTATATTCTCACGCGCCCACATATCTCCTTCATTAGCGACAACCGTAGCAGCTTCGTATAATCCGACAGTTGCGATCCCACGTCCAGCAACTCCGGCGATTTTACCCATACCACCGCCGATGATAGGGATGTATTGTGCAAGTTTGGCAAGTGTTCCAAGTGTCGAACCTGCTGCAAGGGCTGTCACACTCAAGGCAATGGCGTCAAAGTTGCGTGATACCGGTTCAAGTGCGGTGCTTAGATCTTGATCAATAATTGACTTATTAGCGGTGTACCACTTGTTAAGACCTTCAACCGTATCACTAATGCGTGGGAGTAGCGCCATCGATATTTTATCTGCCACACCACCAATATTTTGTTCAAGTTGTCCGACGGATTGTTGAAACCGGATCGACTCCTGTGTCATCTCTTTAGTCATCGGACGCATATCTTTGAACACTTGCAGTGTTGCGTCCATCTCTTCACGTCCGGTACTCAACAGACGCAATGTGGCATCGTCCAATCCGAGCGCACCAGCAGCGTTAATGCGTTGTTCGGGACTCATGCGCTGGAATTGATCTGCGAGTGCTTGCATCGCTTCGGTGGCGTCTTTTGCATTGCGGATAGATGCGGTATCGATGCCTGCCATGGCTGCCGTATTTAACCAACCCGTATCGCCTTTGAGAATATATTAGCGAGACTGGACATAGCTGATTCAGCTTGACCGCCGTTGTACTCAATGGCTCGACCCAAGGCCATCACATCATCTGCGGCCACATTGTAAACCTGGCTAAATCGACCTACATCAGCCGCAGCATTTGCAAAGCCAGTTGTGAGTGCTCTCGCACCAAACGCACCACCAATGGCTGCACCAGCCTGTAATGCTTGTGATTTTACACCGCCCAGACTGGACTGGATATGATTTGATCCTTTGTCCAGATCAGCAGTATTCCAGCCAATACCTATGAGAAAATTTGTGAGAGTCTTTGCCATATCGATGCATTATAGTGGTGTTTTCTACATTTTATCAGTTTGACACTTGACGCGCCCGTCATGAGTGACTAAGATTAAATCAAATAGAAGAGGAGATACATCATGGGTATTAAGATAAAATGGTGGTGCGATTCGGGTGCAAATATACATTCCTGTAATCGTGGTGAATTCGATGTAGAGGAATAGGGATATACTATTGAAGAATGGGAAGCAATGACAGAAGATGAAAAGGATGAGGTAGTTAAAGAAGCAGCATGGGAACGCTTGGATTGGGGATTTAATGAGGAGATACATCATGGTCACATGTAAAACAGTAACACCAGATATGCAGGTTTCAAACTCGTTTGTTACAGGTTATGAGTCAATTTGCAATGCTCACAATGCATTACGCCTTAGTTACCCATTCGTCACCACGGAAACAAGCAACTGTCTCGTTATGATGGATGAGCAGGGATCCAGAGTGATTCTGCAGGAGCACTAATTATGACCATATCACAAGCAAAACAGCTAATGATAAGGGGGAATAATATTTCTCATATTTTATTCAAGAAAAATAGGTATATTCATATGGTTAACAATAAAATTGTTAACGAAAAAGGTAATGATTGGAACGACCAATGGTTATTTTGTGAAGGTGAATGTTTGTTTTCTGACGGGTGGTATTTAAAATGATTGATCGTGAGGGGCAAATGAAACTAGACGATATTGATTTTAATATCGAACGTTTAGAAAAAGAACTGCACCGACTGAATGAAGCTCGGCGCGAATTGGTTAATTACTATGGATTGAATAATCACGATTCAACCGGTAAAGCGTCGATGATGTCCCATAAAGCTTGATTGAATCTTTCCACATCCGCCAACCTATATGTGCCATCCGATAACTCGGCCCACGTACAAAGAGGCGGACATAAACGTGGAATACCTATGCACGGACGCATCAAATACCAATTTACTGTGGATTTACTTGCTGACCCGGACGAACGTCGTTTACGACGCTGTCCAACCAGGTAAAAAAATCAGCAAGATTCCACTGGATCAAACGCGATAGCAGCGTATTGTACTCGACCATGTTACCCATGAAATCATTTACAGTGATTGGTACGGCTTTGATATCACCCACAACGCTAACACGGTTCATCAAGATACCTGCAACACGCTGTTTGATATCGTATGGCATAGCCATGAACATTGGGACTAGAATACTATCACCCATTTCTGCACCAGATGTACGGGCCGTTACAAGCGCCCGTTCAAGGATTGGCTGCGTTACCAGTGATAGCAATTCATCCTGTTTGACTGCTGAAGCCATCACACAGTTGTATGATGTGCTCCCGATTGTAAATGATTCAATATGGTTCATTAGCCGCGTAACCCTGTCCAGTTCGCAAATTCAAGAATAAATTGATCGTCGCTGATAGTTGCACCACCACGACCACGTGTGCCATCATTGACAATCGCACCGTTTGTACCTACAGCATTTTCAAGTGTTCCAATTACAGTAAATGTAACCGTCATATTCGCTTTTGAGTTGTACAACCCTTGCATATATGCCGAATCATCCGAACCTGGTAGAAAATATAAATTCACACGGCGACCCGGTAATGTACGGTTGAAACGAGTCGAGCCACCACCAAGACCACGCATTACTTGGCTGATCGCGTCGATTGGTTCGTCGCTGTATGGGGGATCTTGAGTCCCCCAATTGGACATAATACGGTCATTAACAGTAACAACCATCTGGTCCGTAGAAAAGTCAGTCAGAGCCATTTGTCATCACCCCTTAATATACTGTTACATCTACAGGTGCTTCATGGATTGCACCAGCACGGAATACACGAATTCGGAGCGTCACAGCTTTACGAGCAGTGCGATCAGAATCGGACAAGTCGAGAATTTCTTCCGGTTTGGTTAAGATCTCATAACCGACCGTATATTTATCGAGTCCATCATCTGGATCTGTGTAATTACGTGGTCCGAGATAGCCATTTGAAATATATTGTTCACAGATACCACGTGCTGCACCAATTAACAATGCTTGACCGACTGGAGTCTGCGGGACTTTGCTTGTGGACTTAGCCAACACGTTATATAGCGAAACTTTGAGCGCATTCACAAATACGTCAAGGTTTACAACGTCATCCATCCACTCGCCATAGGTGGAGTGTGACCATGTATTGATCCATCGACCTTGGTCAGTACTACCCTGTAATTCTGTGACAGTGTAGAACATCGCTTTTTTGGTATCCCGAGTCATCGCTGCATATTCTGAATCGGTCAGATCTTCAGCAGTCACGCCTGGGGATTTTTTAAACTCACCAGTGATGGTAGAATTCGCGACGGTATAATCAACACGCGCAAAATGTTTGCACAGTGCAATACCAGCGTACGGATCTGTCGCATGTGTAGCGGTAAACGTATGACGATAACCAGCACTTGTTAAAACTGTCGCAATGTCAGTAGTGTCATTTTCGTCACGGATCGCGTCAGACAATGTAGTCGTCTGACAATTCATAAATGCCGAATCATTCGCATCACACCATTGTGCAATTAAATCAACATCCGTAATATCTGCATACACATCTTTTGTAAAGAATGACCAGTACCACCAGAAAATGTTACGCGCTTTATTCAGTGTTGCAGTAATAGTTGCGTCAGCATCGGCTTTGCCCCACACAATCAAACTGTACACGGCAGGTGTGGAAGTGAACCATTTAGACGCGGCTTTATATGTTTCGGTGGTGTCTGCAAAATCGGTTGATAGTGCAGCAAGTGTTGAATAAGTTCGACGAGTATCAACATCAAATCCAACCGGAAGTTCAGACTCCGGTGCGAATAATGTAGCTAATGAAAAATTAGCTGAAGCGATACCGGCGGCTGAAATATAAGTGTTGATCGGAATGATCTGATTTACACTATATGCCATTTGTATGACTCCGGTTAGATTGCAATCACCGGAT